AACAGTTTTCGGCAGCTTTCCCTTTACTGGCTGAAACAGCCGCAGACGAGTTTCGATTTCGTTTGCCGGTTTGTGGTTCTTGATATACGCTACCCGTTTATCGTAACTGTAACAGTATTCCAACAGTCTATCGTAATGTACGTGCCAGAACATACCTTTCTGTATCATTTCAGTCCTCACTTTCAATTTCTATACCAAAATCAGAAAAAGATTCAGGCACGTTCTCATTCCATAATTCCGCCGCCCGTTCTTTAGCTGTCTGCTTTGATTCAGCCTCGACAATATAATCATAGGTTATTGTTACACGAAATTTTTTCATTTCAGTCCTCACTTTCAATTTCTATATTGACTTTTTCTGATTAAATAGCTCTTATACGTGAATCGCTTCACAACAACAGGATTATATCCTATCTGTTCCAATTCCTGTAACAGTTTGTGATATTCTGTTGGTTTTGCAGGTCTTGTGTCCCGCACGATAGCGGGATTTGCAGGGCTGTGTTGGCCTGCGTGCATATAAGATTCGCACAAGTGGCCGTCCACACTTGCCGCGATTTGCGGAAATAGGGCGATAACGTCCCCTTCTGGCCATTTTCTGAAAATCACCTTATCCATAATTTTCTCCTTAAAAATGACTGGTAAATTTTGTCAATAACTCACTATACAACCATTCCGCCGTCCCGCCCATTTTTATCGCCCGCCCTATACTGTCTTTTCCGCAAATGATAAACGGGTATTTTTTGTTCTTGCGGACTTTCAGGCTCGCACCGCAATCATTCGCCCATTTTACGAGCATTTTAAGCATATATTCGTCTGTCAATTCGGCCATTATCGTTTTTTCTCATAGCTTAAAGCCAGCTTTAACGCGGCTTCGTCATAGACTTTAGCCCATTTTATTTTGTGGTGGAAACACCGTCCGCCGCCGACACATTCAGAAAACTCCGCTTTGTCGTTCTCGTCTGGCAATTCTAAATTGTATATTTCCGCAATTTTGCAACCGACATCATAGTCGGACAGGTCAAAAAACGCCGATTCCCCGTCTATATCAATAATGTTTTTGACATAATCGTCAAGACTTTCTTCTGTGTTGCCAGCTTTTACCGCTTCTCGCCACAGTTCTCCAAACCAGTCTTTCGCATTTTCAAGGCTCATTCGTTCTTCTTTCTCGGCTTCTGATACAGGCCGAAAAACAGAACCCACAGCACCCCGAAAACCTTTGCTGTCCTCAAAAACGTGATTCAGCCAATAATAATCGCCACTTTTGTCTTTGCCGACCAATTTTTCAACATTCATAGTTTTTCTCCTTTGCCATACAAACCTCACTTTCACCACAGCCCTTTGCTGTGCTGTTCACAACATCCACTCCACCGTCGCATATCCGGTGGGGCGGGTTACAAACATCACACAGTGACATTTCTGCGTTGCATTTTGGACATCTCATTTTATACCCCTTTTCTACGCCCAACCCAGCATTTTTCTCCCTATTTCCAAGTAACGTTGTAGCCATTCCTAATACACTCGTCGATTAGCCGACCGGCCTCATTTGGGACATCCTCAAGAGCAATCGCCTTGTCGTTTGTTGTCATCATTATCACCCGCCAGCTTTCTATCGTATGCGGCTTGTTTTCGGCGTCTGCACACTTTTCGGCAAATTCCGCAACCTGTTCGTTAGTCAATAGATTAAGAGCAATATCAAGCCGTTCTGAATTTGCCAATATACGTTTCATCTTGCACCACCTTTTCTGTGCCCGAACCGACAAGGTCGGGCGGTTTATCATACCCTGTATCCGGCCTCGAACCGGACAAGTGGCCAACAACAACATACAGGGCCTCTTTGGAGGAGTAGTGATGTTTTAACAAGGTCTCGGCTGTCGGCTGTTAAACAGATAGTTTCTTTAGTGTTTCACCGCCGCCGCAATCTGATGTATTGCGGGCTTCACAGTTTTCGCAAGCGGCAAGCCCGCTAAACTGAATTGGCCAACAGTCCGATGTCAGCTTGTTTCGGTCAATTTGCTTTGTCTCTGTCAAGATAACTTGACCGTTCTCAAATTTTGCTTTACTGTATCTAAACATTTTACATTACCTTTTCTTTTAACAGTTTAACAACATACGGCCTTGAACCGTCCGGGAGGATTCAGACGGCTCTCGGCTGTCGGCTGTCAGGCAACATATCGGGGGTTTGGGACACTTATATATTCCGGCTGTTCGGTTTCATACATATCATCACCATTTTCATCCCAGACATTACAGAAGCCAGTGTATGCCATAATATCTGGCCCGTGCAATTCCGCTGGTATCAGCAATACTTTAATCGGCAAAGGACTATGGATTAAAGCATTTCGGCCAAATGGGTTGCCGTCTGCGTCCACGAGCCGCAGATATTCAGTTACGGCGTCCTGAACGGTTTCAAATTTGCCGGACGCCATCATATACCCACTGCCGAGCGGATGTTGAACGTGAGCGTGATACATTATACTACTCCTTTTCTTTTAACAGTTTAACAACATACGGCCTTGACCTACCGACAAGGTCGGGCGGTTTATTCTATCTGTTTGAGAATCCACCAGGGACAACAAGGGCGGCTCTCAATTTCGACGATAAAAGTTCTTGCTTCTTCTTCAGTATTGAACAGGTAAATTTTTGGCGGGTCTGAAAACCAATATGTTTCAACACGATACATTTCTGCCGTTCTTTAACTTTATGGTTATCCGGTTACACACCGGACGATATTAGTATTATATAGCAAGGTCTATGCCACGTCAAGAAAAATCCAAGAATATCTGCGAAATATCAGTTTTCAGGGCAAAATTATATGTTTTCGGGCGTATCGAGTTTAACGATTATATCGGCGTGTTTATCGGGGACAACGCAAAATCAGGTGATTCAATATAAACTCTTATACACACAGGATTTAGCCACGTTTACTATTTCAGACGCGGTGTTGTCTATGAACCATAGGGAATTTCGGGATGGTCTTTGTAGTATTGGTCTTTGATTGTCTTAATCGCTGCACGTCTGGATACATAATCGCCCTGCGTGATTGCCGGTCTGTTCATAGGTGGCAAGGGTTCTATACCCAATAGATAATCGCGTCGCGTTGTCCAAAGGCGCTTCATACGTTTGCTGGCTGCTGCCCGAAATCCAGCCGACTTGCGTTTGTCTTGCAAGCTCTCGCATTTCTCTTGACGTTCACGACATTTGCGGTAGTGTCGGGCAAGAATTTCGGTTATCGTGCCTTTTCTGTGTTTCGCCATAAAATCGGTTCTCCAGGATTCACCAGGATTGACGAACTCACGTCCGAGGGTATTAAAGTGCCCTCTATTATACCCGTCAAAGTATGCCAAATACGAATAGTCGCGGATATAATTATTGTGATTTTCTGGAGTTATGAACAGATTCTTTAACGGGTCTTAACACCAAGATTTTTATAATGCGTTGTTTGGTAGATGATTATGTCTTATCTTCTTATGTTCTTATATCTGTATAAAAACTATCTTATGGAAGTATAATATATGTATAGTCCAATAACGTAATAGACATATAGTAAATATGTATATATAGAAGTCTTTACACGACTTTTGTTAGACTGTTATACTTTTGACGATAATCGCTGTGTTGTGCAGCAGTTATGATAAGCGAGTGAAACTATTGACGATAATGACTGTATCAGTAACGACTTATGTTAGTGTATTATGGATAAATACAGTTACGCGGGGTTTTTTGCGTGATTTTTGAAAAGATGCGGGGTTTAGGACTCTACAAGTGTAGAGCCGCCTCTACAAGTGTAGAGCCATTGCTGTCTGCGTGCCCTGTACACAGCCTGGCGTGCTGCTACGCAGCCACAAACTGCGTCCCGCCCGAAGGCGGGGGTACGACCCTCGGTCTGTGGGGGCGGAGGGGCGGGAAATTTCCTTTCGGTCCCCACCTGTCTGTTCACACCCGTCTGTCCCCTCGCAAAAAATAAAAAAAATTTTTTCTGAAAACCCTTCGTATTTGGCCCTTTTGACGGGTATTAGGGGGGGACTATTTTGGTGGAAGGTCTGAAATGGTGACTGATGACCCTGGGTCCGGGCGAAATACTGCAAATAATGACGGTTCTGGCGTCCCTGACGACCGCATACCTGCTATCCAGGCCCCGGTATGCCCGATGGGGATACCTGATTGGCTTTATTACGCTGCCTCTATGGGTAGTTATGGAATTTTACTACCGGCAATGGCTCTATTTCTGCCTAAATCCCCTGTATTTCATACTTTGGGGTAGGGGCCTGAAGAATCACTGGAGACGGGACAGGTGAAATTCAAGAAAAATGACGCGATTGTCGTGAAATGGGAGGATATTGCGGCCTATTATGAGTGGCATCCCGAAGCCGAGGCCGAGGAGAAACCCGCGATTACCTGCCTGACCCTCGGTTTTTACCTGAACGAGACGAAAAAGTGGCTGCGGTTGTCCGATACGATATGTTCCGACGGGGACCGAAATGTGACGGTGATCCCGAAAGGTTGTATACTGAAGATTCGTAGGTGGAATAAATGTTAGGAGACAGGTTATGTATCAGGCAGTGAATGAGTTTGTGGTTTTGAAACCGATAAAGGCCGTAGATGTTTCGGCGGGTGGAATTGTGTTGCCCGATAAGGCAAAAGACCAGTTCGGTGATGACGCCGAAGTGGTTTCCGTCGGCGACCTGGTGGATGTATTCCAGGTCGGTGATATTGTCCTGCGGCCCGACCCGGCCCGTGTGGAGATAACGGACCCGAAAACCGGCGAGGTCCTCCTGATAGTGTCCGACCAGGACCTGATGGCGAAGGTGGTAAAAGCTGATGCGTAATAAAAATATGGACGGTACGGTCCCGTGTAAAGAGGGTTTACAACACACCTGGAAGTTTTGGCGATTTAGGGTCTGCGTTTATGGGCGTTGTAATTGGAAAATTTCTCGTGGAACTTTGGATTTAGGCAGACTGAGAATACGGTATGCGAGTGGGAAATGGCACCCGATAAATGAGACTACTCTGGCAATTAACGACAGGGGAAAACTTTGGGATGTGGGGAGACTGGTAGATGCGTGGTAGATCCAAGCGGAAAGATAAAATTGACCGCCTGTACGATTCGTTTACCGTGAAGGACCTGTCGAGGGCCGAGTTCCGAAAACAGTACACCGCTCTGATGAATCCGGCGGGGCTGAGACGGGACCTCCGCCGGATGGTGATGGACCGCCAGGGAGTGCAGACGGTGAATGTGTTGGCCGGGGAGCGTAAGAAAGAGATAGATGAAGCAATGAAAGTGAGGCAGGTATGAATTTGAATGAAATGAACGTGGTGCGAGTAATACTTGATGAAAAATATCCCAAATTGCGTGCTAATGTGGTCAGAGTAAGACCCAATGATGATGCGTTTATTACCATAAACATTAGTTCAGGAATTGGCATCACAAGTGTAAATGATGTAGACAAGGTTGTTCAGACCTGTCTGACGGAATTGAAGCAACTTGTAGAAAGAGACCTTGACAATGCCCAATGAAAAATGTGAAGACTGTAAGCACTGGGATAAAATAGATAAATCGGATGAGTTTGTTGTTCACCCAGGATACTGGACCACCGATACCCCGTCGGTGTGGATCCCCGAATGGACCGAGACCGTGAATTACACGGGTGAAACGGGTCGCTGTAAAATAGGCCCATCGGTGTATACCGGTGCGGGTGATAGTTCCTGGCAACAGCCGGTGATGAAGAAAAACGATAAATGCTCTGAATTCGTGGAAGATGATTAAGGAGTGAAAGATGTATTATGATAATAGTGGAAACGCCGTCCCGATCCACCCACACGTTGCCGATCCCGTTGCGGCGAGCGGTATTACGCTGACCATAACGACGGGCGGTGCCGATGCGACCCAGACGTTAGACCAGGGTCAGATGTATGTTATTACCCCGATTGGCACCACGATTCTGGCGGGTATCACGGGTGTGACTTCGACCGCCGCGAATATCGAGTGGGTGTTTCCCCCGAATATGTCGAGTATATTCAGGATGCCTATTGGAAAAACGACCCTGTATTATGAAGGTAATACGTCGAGTACGGTCGCGTATGTGAGGAAATTAGCTTGAAGAAAATCCTGAATTTATATATTGTGCTGGTAGTGTTCGCGTGTCTGTGCCACGCAACGGATACCTATCTCCGCCGGAAAATAGACAGGTTAATCCCAACACCTATGGTTAACATACAGGATGTGATTGACCGTGCGATGAAGGCGGTAGTTTATGTCCGAGTGAACGGTGAGGAAGGATGGGGCGGGTCCGGGGTATACGTCGGTAAGGGCCTGATTATGACCGCCCGACATATAGTGAAGGACGGGGAATCGTTTTCGGTGACGTTTGAAAACGGCAACGAATACCTGTCCTGTTGTGCGATGTTCGACCCGGACGTGGACGTGGGGTTTATTTTTATCAGCGAACCCGATTGTATTCCGCTCGGATTCAGCACGGAGAAATCCAGACGGGGTGACACGGTTTACCTGTTGGGAAACCCGTATGGGTTGAGTTTGAAATTTTCAGTGACTCGCGGAATCGTGTCGAATACCAACCGGGAACACGACGGTTTGTTTGGAAATAAACCGGTGATCCAGATTGACGCGGGGGCGTATCCGGGTGATTCCGGCGGGCCGGTGATAAATGAAAAGGGTGAGATTGTTGCTATGAACGTGGCGACGTTTGGAAGCGGAGATAATACTAATGCGTGTATCCCGGCGGACGTTTGCAGGCAGGCGTTGGAATCACGGCGGACGGTACAGGAGTTTAAGTGAACGATCCGAAAATAAAAGCCAGTACGCTCCTGAGTAAGTTTATCAAGGAAATTGCCGATGAAAACACGGAACTGGTGAAGGATTCCAAGACCGGCGAGGGCCGCGAGGCAACGAAGGCCGAGGCCCTGGCCCGGATAATTTGGCAAGGGGCGTTGGGTTGGATAGAGACAGAGGATGTAATAAAAAAAGGTGAAATAGTCGGCACCAAAGAAAAAATTCACGGGCCTGATAAAACGTATGTGAATATAATCCTGGACCGTATGGAAGGCAAGGCTGCGATGGGCACCGAGAAAGATAAGGGACAGAAGGTGCCGCTCGTAGATCGGATTAGCGATCAGGCAAAGAAAAGGTTGAATATGCTGGCGGGTGGATGACAGACTTAAAACCTCAACTTAGGGAACCGTTTCCGAGTATGCCGGAAATATGGGTCTGCCCCAAGACTGGTCTGAAAGTTCCCAAGAAAGACCCGATAAGGAATATCGAATACCGAGAGAAAATTTTACGGTCGGCAGAGTCCGACTTCGGTATGCAGAGTGACCTGATGGCTGCCTGTAAGGAATCGTTTTTATATTGGGTGAACACCTTTGTCTGGACTTACCATCAGTTTGATGCCGAGGGCGACACTGGACAGCGAGTTGTTTCTGGAGATGCAAACGCACCGTTTATTACTTGGGAGGTCCAAGATGATTTGGCCGGACGGCTCGAATGGCATTTTGCAAAGGCCCAGGACATTTTGATAAACAAGTCCCGTGATATGGGTGCATCTTGGGAGTGTGCCGCGTTTTTGCATTGGCTGTGGTTGTTCAGGCCGGATAGTCAACTTCTTGAAATGTCGAGAGTGGAGGGTTATGTAGACCAGCCGGGCAATATGAAGGCTTTGTTCCAGAAACACGATTACATCAATAGTTGGTTGCCGTCTTGGATGTTGCCGCCTGACTGCTTATATGGCCACAAGAACCGCACCAAAATGCACCTGATGAACGTGCTGAACCACAGTTGCATTGACGGCGAGTCGACCACGAAACACGCGGCATCAGGCGATAGACGGTTGATAGGATTGTTGGATGAATTTTCTAAAGTAGAGAACGGCACAATGATTCGGTCGGCCACACGTGATGCGTGCCTGATGCGGATTATAAATTCTACCGTGTCCGGCCCCGGCACCGAATATAGTAAGTGGAAGAATGATGGAACGATTGTGGTGTTCCCGTTGATGTGGTGGGACCATCCAGAAAAGGGCAAGAACCGATACGTGGCCCAGGAACCCGTTACGAAAGCGTGGAAAATTCGGTCGCCCTGGTATGATGCCGAGGAAAAGGTCCGGTCAAAACAGGAAATGGCCAGGGAAATTGACGCCCAGGACCTTGAGGCCGGATCGACGTTTTTCACGATAGAAAATATCGTAAAGCATATTGCCCTATTCGGCAAGGAGCCGAAAACCAGGTGGACGGTGGATTTCAAGAAAGCGATTGCGAACAGTACGATACCGTCGTTGATAACCAAAAAAGACCTGAGTAGTCTGGTGGTGTCAAGGTCAAAAGATAGTCCGTTGCGGGTATGGGTCGAACTGATAGAAGGTCGTTTTGATCAAACAATGGACTATATTTTTGGTATTGATCTGAGTAAGGGCCAGGGGGCGTCGAATTCTGTAATTTCTATTAAATGTAAACAGACCAATCAGAAAGTTGCCGAGTGGCGGGATGCCAACACGCCACCTTATGAAATGGCCCGTGTTGTCGCGGCCCTGGCGATATGGGTTGGCGGCAGGCGAAAACTCCCGCATTTGAAGTGGGAGATGAACGGGCCGGGATGGGATTTCGGTAAAATAGTTGTTAAGGAGTTTCATTATCCATATTATTATAGAAATGTAAAAGCCGGTGATATACGTGATAAGGTGTCAAGACAATATGGCTGGCACGCTGGTACGAGTTCCAAACAGGAATTATTGGGGGCCTATGACCGAGCGTTGTCTTGCGGCGGTTACGTGAATCCGTCCATTTGGGGTCTTGAAGAAGCCAAGATGTATATCTGGTACCCTGACGGTGGAATAGGTCCGGCTCAGCTTGTTGAAGAAAATCAATCTGCCAAGAAAACTCACGGGGATGTGGTTATTGCCGACGCTCTTACTATCGAGGAAAAAGTTTACGGCCCGGCCAAACAGGCGGGACCAGTGGCCCCGACAAGATCGGCGGCGTACCGCAGGCAACAGAAAAAAGAAAAGAAGTCAAATAAATGGAATAAAGTGTTTGACTTTAGAAGGTAAACTATGCCTGAATTGATGATAGCGTCAAAATTTGCAAATGCGGTGAAAGAAGGATTCGACCGCAATAAGAGGTTCCGTAAGGCCAGGGCGATGTTCATAAAGGAATATGTTGGCCGGTATTACGCCAATGAATATGGTCTTACCGGTGAGGAACCTATCAATCTGATTTTCAACACAATCAGGTCGCTTGTTCCAAATCTTGTTATGCAGAACCCTATCAATAAGGTTGAGACAGATATGATTCCATACCGGGATTATGCCTTTCTTCTGTCTAAGGCACTTGACCAACTTGGAAACAAAATCGACCTCAAGACCATTCTCAGACGAGGTATTGTTGATTCTCTGTTCACGTTGGGTATTTTTAAGACCGGCCTGGCTCAGGGCGGCAAGATGTTGAACTTCGGCGATATTCAGGTTGACGAGGGCCAGATATTCACCGACGTAGTGGATTTCGATGATTTCGTATATGACTCAAGTTGTCGGTCGCTTGACAAGGCGGCGTATCTCGGTGATTGCAACCGTGTGTCGCGGCAGATACTTTTGGATGATAATGAATTCAATCACGATCTTGTAACGAAGTTACCGAGATCGAGACACCCTGATGTCGGTCGCAGAGTTGAGGCCATATCACAGTCCAATCTGTCAAACCAGGAAATTTATGAACTACAAGATTTCGTGGATGTGGTGGAGATATTTGTTCCTGGGTCCGAAGCCCTTATTACCATTCCTGATCCCCGGCAGGCGATATTCCAGGATTATCTTGCCGCCCGTGAATACTATGGCCCGCAGAACGGGCCGTATACGTTCCTGGCTCTATCCCAACCGGTTCCGGGAAATCCGTTGCCGGTCCCGCCGGTAAGCGTGTGGTACGATCTGCATATTATGTCCAACCGGCTGATGAGCAAGGTTATGACCCAGGCTGACCGGCAGAAGGATGTCGGTGTATATGATCCCGGTAACGCAGATATGGCCGAGGATGTCAGAACGAGTGAGGATGGTGATTTAGTCGTGGGTTCACCGGATTCTGTTAAAGTCATATCCTTCGGTGGCCAGAATCAGAAAAACGAAGCTGTATTGGGCCAGTTGCAGGTTTGGTATAATTATATGGCCGGGAATCCCGACCAGATGGCCGGGCTTGCGTCAAACGCCGAGACTGCTACCCAGGCACAGATTTTGCAGGGTAATGCCAATATCACGATTCAGGATATGCGTGATATGATCGACGACTGCTCGGCTGAAATCAATGGCAAACACGCCTGGTATCTGCACACGGACCCGTTGATAAATCTACCTCTCAGTATTCGTCAGCCGGGCGGTAGGGAAATTCAGTTGACCCTGACCCCAGAACAGAGACGGGGCGAATGGTTTGAATATACGTTCAAAACAAAACCTAAATCTATGCGGCGTCTTGATCCTATGGTCCGAGCGAAACGTATCATAGATTTTGGGACTAATACGCTACAGTCTGTGATGATGTCCGGTCAGGTGGCGATGCAGATGGGCCTGCCGTTCAACATCCAGGAAGCCCTGAGTGACATTGCCGAGGAACTTGGGATTCTGGATGAGGTTCAGGATTGGTTCGTGGACCCGAATTTTATGCAACGAATTCAGATAATGATGGCCCTGGGGCCACAACCGGCGGGAAAGGCGGGTCCGGCGGGGACTGCACAGAATCAGGGTTCCCCGACAAGGCGACCAGTGACGAGTCCCGCGACCGAGATGAGGCGGGGTTCACAGATGGGGGCAAATGATAGTCAGAGTATGAATCAGGGGGTCTATTGATGCCGTTCAAAAGTCAGGCACAACGCAGACTGTTTTATGCCGCAGCCAGTGGCAAGGAAACTAAGGCTGAAGGGTTAAGTCAATCTGAAGCCAAGAAGTTTATTAAGGATAGCGGACAACAGAAAGGTCTCGAAAGAAGGGTCCAGAAACGGCTGGATAGGACCTTCAAGAAAAGGAGAAAATAGTGGCCAAGCCAATAGCCGACCCAAAAGACGTGACGGTGGAATACGTTGAACCGGCAAAAAAGAAAACACCTATTCGTGGTTCTGTACGGACTGGTAAATCGTGGGTACAGACCTTGAAAAAGGATGTCGATGCCGAGTTCAAAAAGGCTCGTATTGAGCGTAATAAAAGGGCCTACGATGTATTACACGAAATCGGTATTTCAGACAAAGAAATGGCAACCATACGAATATATCCTCCGAGGAAACCATAATGTTTTTCTATTCGTTTATTTGTGAAAAGTGTGGCCGTAAACTGGAATTACTCCGTGAAGTTGGGAACCGTAATGATATTGCTCTTTGTAGTTGCGGTGAAAAAATGTATCGTGATTTCCAGACTGATTTACCGGCAGTGGGCGGCGGTGCCAAGAAATACCGCAGGCCAATCGTGTCGGATTCTTTGGCTGTGAATCCGAGTCAGGTGGAGGAACATCGTAAATTGTTTCCTGATGTGAAAATTCTGGATGATGGCAGACCGGTATTCGAGGATTTTAGGACACACGATATGTATTTGGAAAAGACAGGTTTTGTGAAACAGAGACAGAAAATAAAACACAGAACCAAAAAAGCAACGGCCACAGAGTAGTGGCTCTTACCCTTTATTTGGAGAAATAGTTATGCCATTGGAAGAACACAAAAAGTCAAAGGAATTGGACGAAAAGGCTCTGGAAAAACCGGAGTTGGTCGAGAGTGTCCAGGCGAAATTAGACGCCCTGAATACCACGCCAAATGTTCCAGAGAAGTCGGCAGTATCGGACGACGATGATGAAACTGAAGATTCTACCCCTGCGGTCAAAACCGATGAAAAGGTTGTCGAGGACCAAAAGGCAGAATCTAAAGAAGTTGTCGAGGATTCTACCCCGGCTAAAGAAGGTGAGAAAACACTGCCTGATGCTTTTAAGCGGGCGGCAGTGCATCAAGGATGGAAATCAGAAGATGTTGATGAATTCTTTGGTGCCAATCCAGATGCGGCGTTGAGAACATTCGAGAATATCTACAATTCTACGAATACCCTGTCGCGGCACTTTGCGGATCTTGGTAGAGTCCAACGTCAAATGGAAGCGGCAAAGAACGAACCCCAGAAGATTGAAGCCAAGAAAGTCGATGTCGAGAAACTCAAGACAGAATACGATCTTGACCCGACTACTGTTGCTGCCCTTGAAGAACAGAACAGGCAGATAGACACTTTTGTCGCCGAAAGGAACGCACCGAAGCCAAGTGTAGAACGCGAAGTGGTGCGGGGCAAAGTGGCTGCCGACGCTATGGTAGAGCAACAGATAGCGAATTTCTTTGAGACCGAACCGTTGAAGCCGTACAAGAAATTTTATGGTGAACTCGATTTGGGTATGTCTTGGCAGGATTTGAGTGCGGGGCAAAAAGCAAACCGTTTTAAGGTCCTCGAACAGGCTGATTTGATGATAGCCGGTTCCGCCTTGCAGGGGCGTGTGCTTACGCCTGCGGATGCTTTGGAACTCGCACATCTACTTGTGACCGAACCCGTGCGTGAACGTGTGATACGCGAACAAATTAAGGATTCGGTTGTCAAGAGGACCAAGACCCTGAAACCTTCGACAAAGAAAGTTGACATCTCTGATAGTGGCAAGGATGGTAAACCTAAAACACGTGAAGAACTGATTGAACAAACGAACAGGAGACTGGTCAAAGTGTTCAGTCGTTAAGGAGTAACAAATGGGTGTAAAAAACGTAGATTTGGCGGACCTCATTGCAACTACTCTTGAAGATTTGCCCAAGCAATACTTCGAGGTTATGTGGGACGATAGTGAGTATGAGTTCTGCCGGATATATCAGAGTGAAAGAATGGAAGTGGATGGTGGTACTTCTATTCAGCGAAAGGTGATGTTTAATCCCACCGGAAACGCCAGGTACCGTCGGTTGTTTGATACTGACGAACCCGCCGTGAGCGACGTTATGCACACGATTGACGTGCCCTGGACTCAGGTTGGAACACACTATTCGTGGGAAAGACTTGAGATCCTCCGCAACAAGAGTTCGGCGAAGGGTTTTATCAAGTTGCTTGAAGTGCGGCGTATTGACGGCCTGTGGAGTTTCGCCAAGTTGATCGAGGAACGCGGCTGGAAGACCCCGACCAGTGCAACCGATGACTTGTATCCTTACGGTGTGCCGTATTACTTGAATATGGTCACGGCTGATTCCACAACTGGCGGATTTGTGGGCCAGACGATTCGTTACCAGGATGCCACTACGGGCACAACCTGTGCCGGTATCGACGCCAGTTCGGAGGCCAAGTGGCGTAACTATGCGGACGTATACACGAAGATCGACAATGCTCTGTTGAAGAAATTCCGTGTGGCGTTTATGTTGACGCGGTTTAAGGCACCACTATTTGTGAATGACCCGGCCCAGAAACGTAATGCCGCGAAACGTATCTATACAGACTCGACTAATGTTGCCGAATTGATGGACCTGGCGGATGCGAAGGACGACAACCATAGCGGTAAGGAAGTTCTCGGCAACCTTCGAGTTGATGACGGCGGTTTGGTCACTATCAATCGTCTGCCGGTTCAACATATAACGGAACTTGAAAGTGTGACCGATCCCGTGACAAGTGACGCTACGAGTCCTATCTACTGTGTGGACTTCGAGAAGTTTATTCCTTACGTTCAGGAAGGTTACTGGATGGAGGAAGGCGAGCCGATGACGGACCGGAGCCAGCACACTACGTTCACGATATTCCTGGATGGTTCGCATAACAACCTGTGCGTAAACAGGCGGACGGCTGGATTCGTAATCCACAAGCCAATTACTTCTTAATGGATAGGGTTTGTCGTAATATGAATAGAAACATTAACTCGTGGCCAGATATTTAACAAGTATTTTATCGTGTCCGCGTTGTTCGGACATTTGAAAGGAAAGTTATGACTCAAGGTAAAGCTAAAGTCAATTACCTTAATCGAGAAGGTCTCGTAGCCGTGCAGAACGCACCAAGTTGGGATTTTTTATATGAAGTCTCGTTGGTTAAGAATCCTAATTACAATCTTGGAGACCGTGTAGTATTGCCGGATGGCCGTGAATTTCGCTATGCTAAAAATGCTGGTTCTGCTGCCCTCTATGCTGCTCACGGTTGTGAGTTCACATATACTGGCTATACAGCCTACACAGCGTTTGCTGTCTCAGCGGCGATTGGGGCCAGAGAAATTACAATTCCTGCCGCGACTCACGCCGCTTTAACGGAAGATGAATTGCGTGGTGGGTATGTGATTATTTTCGATGGTGCCTCTGATTATTATACCACGACCAGAGGTATTATTGGAAATGATGCTGCCGCCGCCAATGCCTTGTTTAAGATTCGTCTTGACGCTGCAATTACGTATGCAATCACGGCAAGTACATCGGCCTGTGAAGCATACCAGAATCCGTATGCGGCTTTGACAGTTGGTGCGGATGCAACTAAACCAAAAGCAGGCGTGCCCGCCTCTTATGTGTCTGCATCTGCCTCATATTTTTGGGTGCAGGTGAAGGGTATTACTTGGGCTGCCCCGCAAGGTACGGATTCAGATAATGGCGGCGTAGCTCGTGTATGGAGGCATAACGGCGGTCTTGAATCTTTGGAAACGGCTTATGCCATAACGGTTGCCACTGCCGATACCTCACAATATGCTGGTTATTGTGTTTCTGGTAGTCCTGGTGGTAATGGTCCGTTGTTTATGTTGCAAGGTTAATACTAACGCCCAAAGCCCGCTCCCTTCAGTGCGGGGCGGGCTGAGGGCTTTTTCCCGCACTTGAAAGGAGAATTATGAAGTTAGAAGAAGCAAGGAATATGATTGACAATCTGATGTCACAGAGCCGTTTAATACGACAGGACCACGCGATATTGATGGAAGCCCTGAACCTGCTGTATACGACTGCTATGGACAAACAGGAAGAAAAGTCTATACCTGTCTCGCCGGATGCCTAATCCGGGTGGGGCTACCGGGGAACCGTCCCCGGTAGCCTTTATTGGAGATTTAAGATGGCGGAACCAACTTCGGCCCTGACGTTTGAGGACCTGATTCTTGCTGTAGCAGAGAAACTACGGGTGGAGAATTTCAGGACTAATGCCACTGCATATATCCCAACGGATTTATACAATTTTAACCTGTGCAAACGATATGTGAACAATGGCATACGTATGTTTATGGCCGACCGTCCGAAAAACGGATGGCGGTGGATGCGGAGAATCTGTTCGGTCACAACGGCTGCGACCATTACGGGCACGGCAACCGCAGGTTCTACAACCACACTTACTGACAGCGAGTTGGAGGACGACTATGCAGACGACTATTTTAATGGTTATTCTCTTTACATTACTGCTGGTACTGGTATTGGGGAATCCATCGCGGTGACGGATTACGACGGGTCAGACGGTAAATTCACGTTTGCCGCCAGGACCGCCCTTGACACCACGACCGAGTATTCTATCTGCCCGTCCGCCAACGCGATAAACGGAGACGGGGCACGGTATATGCTACCCGCGAACTTCGGTGGAATGGTGGATGGGCCGATTAAATATGCGGCTGATAGCAATCACGCGATAGATATTCAGTGGTGCGACGAGTCGGTGATTCGGGCAAGAAGGGCCGTGACCGTGAATTCCGGGTATCCTGCACTCGCGGCTGTGCGTGCGTATCAGCCGACCAGTGAAACGCTCGGCTCCTCGCGGCGATGGGAACTGATTGTGGACCCGCGACCGATAGGTGCCGAAGTATTGGAGTTTCCGTACACCCTAAATTTTGACAAGTTAAGGATGGAAGTGGGAACGGCCACCAGTGCCGGTGCAACTGCTATCGCTGATACTTCAAGGACTGAACCAAATGACTTTTTTAATACCTGGGTGATTGAAATAATCAATGGTACAGGTGTAAGTAGTTATGCTGTCGTTACTGATTACGTCAAATCAACCGGTTCGTTCAGTGTGGCTGATTGGTTGGATGAACAAGGAACCGCAGGAGGAACCGATCCGGGAACATCGAGTGTGTATATGGTCGAACCCGCCGCAAATTTGCATCCGGCGGGATTTCAGTTTGACGACGTAATACACGCTGCGTGTCTGGCCCGAACCGAGATGGAATCACAGGACCAGCACGGGGACACGTTCTGGTCTGAGTATTATATGAAAAAGGCCCTACCAAGTGCCTGGCAGATTGACGCACGGTCGGGGCCGAGAAAATTGGGTAATATGGGCGGTCGTACAGGACCAGTTCGGGAACGTACCTGGCTGGATGTCACTACCGACCACGATGTATAAACGGTAGAAGGGGTCGTACCCTGTACCCAACGGGTCTCTGAAAAACGGGACAAAGGAGATTTTATGAATCCAGCAACTTTTCTCAAGAACACAGAAAGAATCATCACCGGTCAAGGCTTCAAGCGGGTTATCCAGGGTCTTGACATCAACGCCCTGCGGGATGCGGATGGCACCATCCTGACGGCATCGACCGAACCATCGCGTGAGGCTTTGGAGACGTACTCGATTGGTGTGGTGGTTTCATCCAGTCAGACGGACTTGGGCAACTTGGCGTTTCAGGTGCCGCGTGATTATGACCAAACTATCGACAAGATGTACGTGCGGTTCCTGGCCAATTCGGGCGGGACTACCGATGCCCCGACGATAGACGCCACTCTGTACCAGAAGAAAATAGGGACGGCCCTATCAGCCGACCTTGATCCGACAATTTCCGCCGCAGTTGCGAAAACGTCTGCGACTACCGGTGCGGGTTGGGTTGAAGTAGCGGCAGAGGGTGAGGGTTTGGTGGCTGGTGCTTCCGTATCGTGGTTTTTCACGACCAGTGCCCACACGACCGATGCCCTGAATGTGTACGCCCTTGAGGTTGTGTACTATTCCGATCTGGCGTATTATGACCCTGATTTACGTTAATACCCCTCCCTGGGGAAATATGGCCCCCGGCACCGTCTGGGGGCCAGCTATTATAGGATAAAAATATGGAATTGTATTTTCCCTTCAAGGGCATACATAAAGGGTTCCTGTACGATAAACAGATTCCCGGCACTACTCCTGGCATCAATAATATGCGGCCCTGGGATAGTATCGGGAATCGGATTCGTGGGGGCCAGCGTCCGGGCTTAGACAAGTGGGGTGTTGGGACCCGAATCGGGATAGATGAGAAACCAGTCGTGGCGATGTGCATAGTAGCGAGTGTAAGTTGATATGGCAATAACCTTGATAACTCCGGCAAATGAGTGGATAACAGGGGCAACTGTACAGTTCAAGTTCGACCTTTCTGGTAGTGCTATTCGTAATTGGACTGATAACGGATGGATGGTATTAGGCGATTGGACTAATCTGTTAATGGGGACAGCAAAATATACACCTGGCGAGGGTTGGTCTGATTGGGTAGTTCGTCTTTTGTGGACAGAACAACAAATACTCGATTTTGCAAACTCTAATGATCCAAGACTAATAGGATATAGTTTTGACATATTTAATGCTACCTCTATAGGTCAAGACTTTATTGATTACCCGGATGACCCTTATTTTATTAACGAAGAATATGCAGACTTGGTTTCGATAGTTCCATCTTCTGATGATGTTACTTGGACCGAAACGCTCATCGGTTCCGGTGAATACTCTTATCGTTTTACCGACATCTATGAATTCAGAACATACACTGGAAACCAGATAGAGGTTTCTACGGTATCAAGTCGCAATTATAATGTGGCATCCGAAGCAATAGCTGACGCCGGAGAAGCATACTTTGCTGGAAACCCACCACATCAAACCGGACAAGATAGGGCTTGTTATTGGTTTGATCTTGATGGTAGTATTATAGAAAATTTGTCAGATCAAGATGTTGGAGAGTCGCCGGGGTTTGATTGTATCTCGGTATCGTTTGGTGGTTCTGGGACGGCATTGGTAATTGAATCGAGTAGTGGTAAGGATTATCTTTTATCTTCTCAAGAAGTAGTTGTCACTGTCCAGCTAAAAAAAGACCTTCCACCGGGCGGTCTATATTTATTTTGTCCCATCTACGCACAGGATTGGACCTCAACCCTGTTTCCACCTTTTTATCCGAACACTGATTACGCAGCCGAGGACGGAACGGCGTATGTTTCAAGTTACACATCCCTTCTTGTGAAACCTGTCACGGTCGAATTGATTAGTCCCGCCGACGACGCGACCGAAGTTCACTCAAAAGATATTCTAACGGCGAAAGTAACCGGTGTGAGTGAGACAACCGTTGTTAGTTCAGTGCAACTATATCTGAATACCGTAAAAGTTTATGATGGCGGTCCCCAGGGTCCCAAACCATATCTTGCGTGGTACGTTGGAACGTACTGCCAACCAGGTACGGAATATGACTGGTATGTAACCGCAACCATAGATGGTGCCGTATGCCAGAGTGAAATCTGGACCTTCACAACCGCAGAGAGACAGGATTTACATCCGAGTTTTTACTATAGCACCACCTGGGATACGTCCACCCCGGCATACGATATTTATTTCGGAACTGTATCTGGTGATTTGGATTTGATAGTGGAAGATTGGGTAGAGCCGGAATGGGAGTGGGACATATATCCCCTGGACTATGATACGGACTATTACTGGAGGATAAACGATGGGCCGGAATATCATTTTAAGACGATGCCTATGTACCCTCCTCAGTGGCAGGTCAAGAACCTGCGATTAGTGGCGGCGGCGAATAATAAAATCTGGTACGAAGATATATGACAATAAGTATATCCGAAAACGTGGCATATAAAAGACTTGTAGCCGTCGGGAATAATGACGTTTGGTATGAGGACCTAACTGTGGCAGCAGGAACGATGGTAGAACTGGATACGTCCTCCGGGGCGATAGATACGACTGATCAACTGAATATGTTCAGCCTGACCCAAAAGGTTTTCATAGTAAACGGGACCAAACTCAAGATTGCCGATTTTCAAAACACCAAGATTTATGACGATTCCGGTTTCACCACCAAACCCGCCAGGGGCGATCTGGTCTATCAGGCGGGAACGGCTCCTGCCGTGATGTTGGTAGATTACATTAATGGCACCGATAAAACTATGTATGGAACCGTGATTTCCGGTACATTTGAGGTTACTACGGCCATTACAACCGCCGTCAGTGGTGGTGGGACTGTGGTATTTCCGTCCCCCTCGGCACCGAGTTCGACTGCCGCTCATTGGTATGATTGGGAAGTTTTTGATGAGGATACTACAACCTGGGGAACGATGCCCACTACGGCCTATCTGGGTTGTGCCTGGCGGGGCAGGGCGGTCCTGGCCGGAAATCCCTATTACCCATTCGAGTGGTATATGTCCCGACAGTTTAATCCATACGATTTTCAGTTTACTACAGACGAGGTTGATCCACAGATAGCTGTTATGGGTAGCATAAGTGACGCCGGACAAGTGCCTGATTTGCCCAGGGCGTTAATTCCGATAAATGATGATTATCTGGTTTTCGGGTGTGCGGACTCGGTAGAATGTCTGATCGGCGACCCGGCGATGGGCGGGTCGTTCCTGAATTTATCCAGGGAAGACGGTGTGTTTGGTAGTATGAGTTGGTGCGTAGGTGATAAAAATACCCTGTATTATTTCGGGACATTAGGTGGAATCTATCGCACTTTAATACCTGAACCGGCAGTTTGTATTTCCAGAGACCCACTACCAAACCTATTAGGGAGCGAACTTGTCAATCCATCGACACACCGGATCACTATGGCGTATGACAGGAAGCGAAAAGGTATTTTAATCTGTGTAACAACACTGGCTACAGGAGCGAATTCAGATTATTTCTTTGACTTGACCACTGAAGGATTTTTCCCAGAATCATATCCTACACAATGTGCGGCATATTCCACTTGCATATACCCGGCAAACGACCCGACTCTTTCGGAACTCCTCATAGGGTGTACCGACGGGTATATCAGGAGGTTCGATGATACTGATGAAGATGATGATATTGGGACAACAGACCAGGCAATAAATAGTTATCTTATGCTCGGTCCCATCGACCTATCAGGAAACGCATATCTCGACGGGTTGTTGGAAGATATGGAAATCATTTTGGTAGGCGGGGCCGGGAGTTCGCACGGTGATTCCAACGATGTGACCTATCAGGTTTATACAGGTAGGACCGCCGAGGATGCGGTGGAATCCGCCGAAGTCGGCACGTCGCCAAAAATGAGCGGGACCTTCACGGCCCCAGGCAGGCAGAAAGGCAAAAGGCAAAAACGGGGAGTGCGGGGAAAATTTGCCGTGATAAAATTGTACAATCTTACAGCGACCCAAACGTGGGGACTTGAGAAACTTCTGGTTTCTACGAGAGTTGCAGGAAGGATAATGTAATGGCTGAAACTGGTGGAACGTCTGGCTATAGAGGTTTATTCGAGGCGGCAATCGCCCGACTTCAACCCGGCAATGCAATGGAACGGGCGGCTTTTGAGGGTATAGAATCCGGTAAAAGAACGGCTGTCGGTAGTGCGATGCAAAATCTGGTGAGTGGCGGAATGGCGGGTAGTTCTCTCGCCGGATCAGTTCCCATCATTGCTGAAAAGGCGGCTGCTTCGTCCAGACTTGGCGTGACCGCCGCCAGGGAACAGTTGCTTTCCGGCGTGGAAACAAACCTTGCTGGTTTGTTGTTCCAGGGGGAAGAAACCGAAAAGGGGCGACAATTCACGGCAGCACAGAATCAATTAAACCAGGAATTTCAAGCAAAACAGGCGGCATTGGATCGTGAGTATTCGTCTGCGGAAGCCAGAAAATCTGAGGCGTATCAAACGAAACAAAGCCAATTAACCCGTGATTTCACGGCGGCACAAAATGCTTTAGACCGCCAGTATGGAATTTCTACTGCGGCCAGGACTGCTGCTAATACGGCTGCCTTACAATCATCGGCTCAGAAATTCACGGCGGAACAGAACGCTTTGAACAGAACTGCACAATATCCAAGTCTTACTGGAAGCAATCTGTTTAGTAGTACGCCACCATCGTTGCTTGGCGGAACCACGACGGGTGGAATCCTTACATCGGGTTGGGATACCGCATCAATGCAGCAAACATTCAACCCGACTTTAGACACTACTTCCTATGTTCAGTCATCTCCCTGGACCGGTAGTGAATGGACCCCGACATATAAAGATGACTATACTCCAACCCAAATGACAAACTATGGGACATCTACAGCCCCGCAAACAAATCCGATTCAAGGTTACATAAATGATTGGTTGACGTATGGGAATTATGGGGGTGGTGGAGGGGGTGGAAGTTGGTAAATGGCTAATCTTCCGATAGTATCGCCCAAAAACTGTGACTCATCGGTCCGACTGGCGATTCAACGCCTGGCCGGACGGTCCCTTTCAACCGGGGCGAGTCCAGAATTTTATGGACTGACCCTTTCAAGTCTGACGGCATCCAGATTGGTTTCTTCTAATGCCAGTAAAGGATTGGCGTCTACTGACTTGAATTCCTGGATAACCGGAACGACCAACCAGGTTATTGTGGCTGATGATGGTGACGGGACCATAACACTTTCATTGCCACAAGATTTAGGTATCTATAATAGTGCCTTTTTCAATAGTATTACTATTCAAGATGCCGACAAAAATGTTGTTCTATTTTGTGGCCCAAGTGAATTTTACATAACTGAATACCAGACCATTGCCGTAGGTGGGGAACCAAGAGGATTGCTCCTGGTTCTGACTAAACCAGCATAGGAGACAAAAATGGCAGACAATATAGCAATAACCGCCGGAACAGGTACAACTATAGCAACAGACCAGGTGGGTACTGTCCACTATCAGAAAGTCAAATTGATTGATGGAACCTCAGATAGTGAAACCGCGATTGCCGTTGCCGGTGGAGTTGAGGCGGCGGCTCTTAGAGTAACAATCGCCAGTGATAGTACGGGTGTAGTTTCGGTGGACGATAATGGTGGTGCCCTTACGGTAGACGGTACGGTAACAGCTTCCAATGCCGCTGGTGATGTGGCTTCTGATTCTGCCGATTCCGGGAATCCTGTAAAGGTCGGCGGAAAAGCCGTGAATATGGACGGGACTACTCCCGGCACGGCAGTGACGGAAGCCGACCGAGCGAATTTTATCACGGATTTGTACGGACGCCAATGTGTTGAAACTGTGCATCCGTGTTTTTGGTCTGCGTCTGCGGCCTATACTGGGGCACAGACCGCCGTTGAAGTTGTGGCTGCCCCAGGTGCGAGTCTGAGTTTGTATGTCACTGATGTTATAATTTCTAATGGGGCAACTGCCGGAAATGTGAAATTGGGCGAGGATACGGCGGCACTGGTGGACAAGATAGAGGTGATGTATTTTGCAATAAATGGTGGAGCAGTGATGAATCTTAGAACGCCAATTAAACTAACGGCCAACAAGAATCTTGGACTAACATCTGTGACCTGTACTACTCACACTGTTACGGTTTGCGGATATACGGCCCCATAGGAGATAAAAATGGCTGATTGGTTGGGAATTACAAGTGCAAATCTTTCTTCCTTTTGCGGTGGAGCTAATCTTGATGACGCACTTGATGGAACGGGTTTTTGGGATCATCAAATAGAAACATACGATACCCATTGGTTTATTCTCGATTTAGGCGAAACTTCTACTATCACAAAGGTTAGAGGAAGATCAAATTGTTCTTATTCTCCAATCCTTGTAAATATCTATGTTAGTGACGATTCAGAGGTTTGGGGTGATGCAGTCGTTTCAAACATATCAACCTGGCACGATGTTGATGAGTGGCAAGAGGCCGAAACTACCTCCAAAAATGGAAGATATATTAAAGTAGAAATAACTGACACACAAGCAAGTTTTCATAATAGCATATATTGGGGCAAAACTACACCCCCTTTTACAATCTTTGATGTGTACGGTACGGCAGGAGGAGGAAGTACAGCTGGAGCGATGTCACTCAACACGAGGTTCTGGGGAACTTAATGGCCAACATAATTCACATAGACCGGGTGAATAATAACGTCGAGTTGGAATTGCTTACGGCATCCAGGCTCCTGGCCCTGAGTGCCGCCAATGTGGTGCAGAACACCGACTTGAATTCTTGGGTTACAGGAACTTCAAACCAGATTACTGTGACCGATGACACAGACGGCACAATCACTCTGTCGCTTCCACAGAGCATCCACACAGCAGCCACCCCGACGTTTGGTGGACTTACTATTGGTTCTCTTGCAGGTATTCTAAAGGGCACGGCAGGTGTAGTCGCGGGCGGAGCCACTCACGCCGAACTTGCAAGTATTGACACCAACCAGCACATTGACCATACGGGAGTTTCTGTTTCTGCTGGCACCGGAATGTCCGGTGGGGGAACCATAGCCGCAAATAGGACACTAAACTGTGACATCACACAATATACAGACGCCCTGGCGAGAACAGCCTGTATCGCTGCTGCTATTTCAGATGGAGACACAACCCACGCCCCTGATGGTAATTCGATATTCGACGCCCTGGCACTCAAGGCCCCGATTGCCAGTCCTACTTTTACCGGTACGGTGACATTGCCTGCATCGGTTATTATCCCCAATGCTGGTTATATTGGTTCTGCATCAGATACCGATGCTGTCCAAATAGAGGCTGCCGGGGCTGTGGTTTTGACCCAAAATCTTGGCATAGGAACTTCTCCAAGTTACCCATTACATATAGTCAAATCCAACATCGGCAGCCCAACGATTTTTCTACTCAAGAATAGTGATGCTACAGATTTGTCATCTGATTGTAGAATATATCTACAAACCGGTGGGACGGGAGCAGGAGACCCAGCAGTAGTTTATGATGTTTATGGTGGTGGTGGGTGGCACGTTGGCGTCGACAATAGCGATAGCGATAGTTTCAAAATAGGACAAGGTGCTACTGTAGGAACTAACCCTGCAATAATTATTGATACTTCCCATAACATAACTCTTTCTGGTAACATCACAATAGCCGACGGAAAGACCATAGGTCAATCTGCCGGGCCTTTAATGAGGTTTGACGATACCAGTAACAGACTATGGTTTTTGGGTTGCGAAGGAAATTATATTTTTAATGGAGCAACTTCGACCGGAATTCTCTTTTCGTTGGGAGAGGCGTTTAAGGGGATGTTCACACTATCGGCCTCCGAAATGGTGTTTGCCCCCTGGTCGGACCATCACATACCGATAAACTTTCAGACCAGTGGGGCCAATCGAATAACGATATTGGACGGCGGCAATGTTGGAATAAGCGACTCTGCTCCCGGTGAACGCCTTGACGTGACAGGTAATGCAAATGTCACCGGGGTCTATAAAGTAGATGACGTTCAAGTTGTAAGCAACCAGGGACTCGCCGTAGCAGATGCTACTGACGCGGCTTCGGTCATAACCCAATTAAATGCTCTATTGGCACGATGTAGAGATCACGGTTTAATAGCAACGTAGGAGATAAAATGCCAGGTTTACCATTTCAGTCATTACCGGCGGCACAAACAGCCGAATCCATATTCCAAGAGCAATTTGAAGAACAGAAACGACAGTTGCAGGAGCAGTTTGACCTGGCTTGGAACACAATACGCGGGCGAGCGGGAACTACCCTTCGCCCAGTCCAGGCGAATGAAATGTTGGCTGAACTTCACGCCAAAGGCCAGGCGGCGGCACTGGAACTCAAACAGAAACACCAATCACAAATGGGTGCGTTCAAACGGATAGACGCGATGGTGTCACAAGGACTACTTACTAATGGCGAGGAAGCCAAACTGGATATGGTCCTTGACCCAGAGGTTAGGAAATACCAACCAAAATCCCAAGATGTTGAAACACGGTTCAAAGGTTTGGAGTCTCTGAAACACATTCTCGAACAGGACCTGATTCCGTTTAAGCTGGAGCCAGGACCCACAACAGAGAAAAAATGGCGGTCGCCTTTTGTTACTCCGTCTAAACCCTGGGGACCGGCAACTATGAGGGGACCGGCGTTTTTAAGATGGCCGCAATATACTGAGGAAATAGAATCTCCCACATCCAAACTATTTATAAGCGAGCGACCGGAATATGTTTGGAATGATACAACGGGTAGTTATATTCTCAGGCGGACGGAACCGATGCGAGAAGCCACAAACGAAGAAATTGACCGATATGAAGCTACAATGGCACTGTTACAAGAAGTCTATGCGAAGAAAACTAAATTGGCCAGTCAGATAGACCTGGCCGGTTCTATGCAAAAAGCTGGGCTTAGAAAGATGGGCGGTGGGGCGTTTGACCAGAAAATCACGACCTCGATGCAGGATAGGTTGACGCCCGGTGAGGTTGCAGAAGGGTGGACAGGATATGGTCCGTCGTTCAGGGAACAACCGACCACGACGGCACCACAGGCGGCACCGACAACAGCCGACAAGGTTTACAAAAAAGGTGACACACGGACCATAAAAGGCGTCACTTATACTTTTGACGGCGAGGTTTGGAGAAGTTAATGGCGGCTTTTACTACCGAAGAACTTGATAAGATGGAACAAGGGGTTTTTACCACTGAAGAACTCGACAGAATGGAAGAACCCGCATCCGTCAATATGCTGGCTCAACAAAAGGCAGAACGTGAGGCTACTATTGCCCTCGGTGCGGCACCGAAAGAACCGAGTGCTGTAACGTCCCAAATGGCCGATCCTGCGGATGTCGGACCTGTAACCCCGACGCCACCGATTCAGTGGTCCCTGGCGGATATAGGGCGGATTCCTGGTAGGGTTGGTGGCACACTCAAGATGGGTGGACTCCAGGTGGGCGAGTCTATGGCCAGGGCGGTTCAACACGGTGCAGAATTCGTGGCGAAGGAAGTTTTCCCTGATCTCAAAGATAAGGACATACGGTCATTCTTCGAGGCATCGGCAACATACCCAGTAGGGGCGGCAAAACACGAAAAATTCCTATCTGACGTCGCTCGAATTCCTGATATGCTTGCTGATGTGGCACAGGCCAAAAGGGAAAAAATACTGACCGGTAGATCACGATTTACATTCAGGGAAAGTCCTATACTATACGCGACAGAATTGGTGGAACAAAATCTACCTACAACGGCAGTTGCATTGGGAGTAGGAATTCTTGCCGGGGCACCTGCCGGTCTTGCTGTGATGGGTGTGAGTGAATTCGGATCAGCCGCAGAACAACAGGCCGGAACTGGTGCGTCGATTGAAAAACAGACAATGATAGGGATTCTGTCGGCTGCTGCTGAAATCGGCGGTGAGATGTTGGTGTTCCCAAAAATCCTGAAAGGAGTAGAGGGTGGTGGGTTTACAGTCCGGGCAATTATGGATATTATGGCGGAAAACGCCGGACAGGAAACAGTCACAGGATTTGCTCAGGGGTTTTTACAGACATTTGGAATTGAGACCTCGAAAGGTATCGGCATTAAGGAAGCCGTAGAGAAAGCCCTTATGGCTGGTCTGGCTGCGATGCCCGAAAATGCTTGGGTGGGCGGTCTGTCTGCCGGAGTGACTACAACTTCGATTACGGCGGCGGGCAAAGCTATAGATACGATTAAACATATCGCGGCAGTTAAGGAGACTATTGAGAAACCTGATGCTGACGCTATTGCTACCGTTGACGCCCAAATAGAAAACATCCAAAAAGATGAAACTATTCCAGAAGAACAGAAAAAAGCCATCATTGGGATTCTCGGTAATATCGTGACTGATTGGGAAACGAAGATTATTTCTAAAATTCCTGGGGAAATCACTGACCTTGAATCTTTAGAGAAGTGGGGAAACGCGGTCGCTAAGGATTTAGGCGTGGATAAAATCTTGGAAGAACTTGCCAAGAAACACGGAATACAGCCGAATATCGTGTGGCAGGTTACAGATAAGGCCGTTGCGCGGTGTAGGGCGTGGGCCGAGGGACCAGAAATAGGGGGAACCAGAGAAAGATTTGGTATAAAGATATGGGATTTTGAACGTGCAGTTAGACTCTATCCAGCCGACATTAAAAATTCTGTCATCCACGAACTCGCCCATTTCGCACAGAAACCTCGAATAGACAGAGGAAGGATAATAAGACGTGCGATCCATCATCCCGAATTCAAATCCTGGCTTGCTGCCAAGATCGCAGAACAGTTACCAAAGAAACGAATTGCCGTTCCCCGAAAAGAAACCGGTCCGCAGGAGATTGAGTTGACTCCCCAGGGCGAGATAGCCCCGGCTGCGGGGAAAGCGATAACAGAACTGAAATACGATGATACTCTTATTTCTAAAAGGGGTAAGGAATTCTGGACTGTAGTTAGTGTAAACCAAGAAAACCAAACAGCAATAATTTCACGGGAGCAGGCTTCTGACACTCCGAGTAATACTCGAAAAATCAGTCTGAAAACCTTGTCTCGATTTTATACCATCCAGGATAAGATAGTTGTCCCGCCCGCCCCGGCTGCCCCGGCTGCGGAGAAGGTAGAACCCAGGCCGTCAGAACCAACCAAGAAAAAACCTTCTGGGAAGAAACTCAAGAGGGAAGCACATAAAATCCAGAAACAGTATAAAATCAGTGACGAAGATTTCTACGCCCTGGAGGAGGAAACTACCGGCAAGAGATCAATGAAAGATATGACAGTGGGGGAGATGGCCTCTTTTGTCAAGGCCCTGCGGGAAATGTACGGACCTATCACAGGATTGTCCGAGGACGATCTCGAAAGACCGATTTTCTTTAAGGGTAAATGGATTCCTGCGGAACAAGTTTTCGGGCCGGTGGTTTCCCTTGTAGACGGCCTTCCAAATGTCGGAAAGATACCCGCACACGTAGTTCCAGGCGGAATAGGTGCGGCCCCTAAAAAACTTGTCAGTGGCATTTGGCGAGTTTTTATGGGTTTGTATCGTGCCCGACCGTCCCGACTATTTAACATCCTCGGCGGGTTCAAAAATACTATTCTCACGGATATTGGCCACGATCTGATTGAAGACGGGGCCGAGAGAAAATCCAATCATCAAATGTCATTTTATACCGATGGTGTCTGGAAATTTTTTGCCGAAAAGGGTTTCGATTCTAAGGCATTGGCCGGAATCAGCCGAACTCAATGGCGGGGACCAATGCCGTACAAAGTTATGCAAGAACTATTGGGTAAAGGAATGAAGCGAACAGACATTAAGTTCGGCAAAACAACCTATTCTATTACCCGCAGTAGTTTGTGTCATCATTACCTGCAAGTTCGGCAACCGGATGGAATGGCCCACGCAGTGAAAGATGGTTTGATTTTTGCCGAAGTTCACACAGGACCACTCACTGAGGCCGAGGTTACGACACAAATAATCAATCAGGCGAAATCCGATCCTTTCTGTGTAGCGGCGGCGGAATGGATAGATACTGTTGCACCATATTATTGGCGTGATCCAACCAATAATATATCTGTATTGTTGATCGGGAAAAAAATCGCCACCAAGAAAAATTGGTACACCCTTAATGTTGAAGAAACTCCGAGGTACAGCAAACTCGGTTTCAAACTCAAGGTAGAGAAAAAAGTCGTCAATCTATTAGAGAACCCATCCTATTTTAGAGAACGTAAGGGTCCCACTGGTGCCTTACAGGATGGTGACTTTTTTGAAACTATTGAGGCCATAGAAGAAGCCATATCGGATTATGTTGCTTACGCCCCGTCAGTACGCTTAGTTTTAACCCTTTTGGGCCACAAAGGACTTGTCCGAACCTGGCGGCAAAAAGGTTATGGTGATTTCCACAAAGCCCTGAACGAAATTGTTCCGAATGAGATGGGTTCGCCTGGGCCACGCAGTCCGATAGAACTGGCGGTCGCGGCCCTAACGCGAGGCGGTGCCAGAGGACTGTTTCATTGGAACCTTAAAACGGCTGGCATCCAGATTTCTTCGATGTTGTTGTTACGGAAACATTTCGACGCTGAATATGTTCGAGCCGGAACAATAGGTGCGGCCACGCACAAAATGGAAAAGGAATTCTTTCCCGTAAATCCCTGGGCCTGGTGTCGGTATTTTATGGATCGCGGCCCTCGAATGATTGGTGGGATAGCCGAACACGGAGGTTTGACCCTTCAAATGCAGGGCAAATACGCGGCCAATCAAATGGGAGGATGGTTGCTTAAAAACGCCGACCTCGAACCGTTTCACGTCGCTTTCTGGGCGGCAATCGCTGAATACGATGATTACGTGGCCGGAAAAATCAGACCAGATAGCAGGGCGGAAACATATTGGGCCGGGAAACCGATTGTAGAAAAAAATAGTCCACAGTGGGAAACCCTAATACGGGAACGATTTACTGTTGGGCGTCGGGGTCAGCAATCCTATGATAAATTTGACCGATCTGTGAACACAAGTAATAAAAGTGTCTGGAACAAACTTGCTTTTCTGTTCCAGTCGTTTCACGAAGGTGCCTGGAATATGATGCAGATGTCCTGGGATGAATGGATTCATAATCCGAAAACTTGGGCAAGCACTGCAAAAGCTGGTCTGGATATAGGTACAGTCTGGGCGTCTTACGTGACTGAACAGATATTACGGGATTCAATCATAATGGTCACGGGTTTTACGATGGCAGCAATTCGCCGACGGAAACGAAAAGAACCGCTTCACTGGTATGAATGGATTTTGCGACCGTTCATAAGTATCCTGGATGCAATTCCAATGATTGGTAGTGCCGCGAATATGTATACGCGGAACTTTGTTCGTATTCTGGCTAAAGAGAAACCGATTTATGGTGGCCGAGTGGGAGAACCATTGCCGTTGAAACTTGTCAACGATGCCTTTGAAGGTGCGGATGGAATAGGCCGAGGAGTAGCTTATTATCTAACAGGAGAAACAAAAAAGGGCAACAAGGCAACAATCAGTGGGATCAAGAAACTTTTTGAAAGCATCGCCCTAACACAAGGTATGCCGACTTATGAAATCAGGCGAATCCTAAATGCAACGGAAGGAAAAACGAAAACAGAGCCGCCGACGATAAAAGGTGGCGGAGCGTATAAACCGCCGGTAATAAAGAGGAACAAATGACAACTAAAGAGACACTCACTGAGATTAAAACAGATGTTTGCTGGCTGAAAAAGGCGATGGCCAACCACCTTGCTCACCATTGGGCGATCACAATATCCCTGGTTGGTGTAACGGCGGCGTCGGTAGCCTCCCTGCTGATTGCTCTACTCTCCAAGTAGGATTCTGGCTATTCTGGGGTCTATATCAATACCCTGTTCCCAACAAATGTTGGAACCAGATACAGGATCTTTGCGAGTATCTAAGGCGTTGATCACTACTTCTCTGGGAACCAGGCGAAACAGACCATCTCGTTGCCACAACACGGGACGGATTCTATTTGGACTATATCCATCCAACATATCCACCACTGTTAAAGTGTCCTCACCCCACATCACCGACAGTATATCTATGTTTTTGTAAATCATCTGTTCATTTCCCCAAGAAATTCATCCACCCAATTCTTACGAGTGTATCTTATCCCACATATTTTTTCTGATTTCAGTTTTAGTTTTTTTCCGTCACCCCGGTCCAGACCTTTTCTGGCCCAGTAATCTACAGTGCGTACTGCACGCCATTCACCCGTAAGGCCATAGATATAGCCGGGTACGGCGGAAATACGCAATCTGTCAACCATTATTCTCGGCATCTTTTAGCCTCCTATATTCATCTGGGTGGTCCCCGTTGCACAAAGAGCCGCCTCCGGTCCTTCCAGCCCAATGTTTCCACAGTATTTTTGGAATAATCCGAACCCAATATGGATTTTTACCCCCGGTCATTAGAGGCGAAATAGCTATGTTCCAAGTCCGTTTATAAATTGATGTCACTCTGACAATCCAACCGCCGGGGTAAGCGGGGGAAATCAGGTGAAACGCCCCCACTACCTCGACGGTTCCCTCTTGCATTGCCCTGGCGATGGCCTTTCTGAGAGGTCGGGTTTCAAGCCAGGCCACCAGGTCGTCCCTATTCCTGAAATGTTGCGTACGCATACCCCCGCATATCTTTCAACCTGATTCTTGGTTGGGACACAACTTCTAAATATGTTCCTTTTTCAGAATGTAAGGCCAGGAAAAACAACCATTCATCCTGTCGTGGGGAAAACGCATAATCCAATACTTCACCATAACGCCAACCGCCACGATCCTTGAATGATACGTATGTGCCTTCCATCACGGAAATATCCTCCCAATCAACCGGTCAATCAGGGGTTTGAACGCGTAGCCCAGGACAACACCTAACGTCAGCAGAATAATGTTTTCAAAAATGTTTCCCATTAGATTTTTCCTTTCTTGGTTGATTTGCCTTTACGTTTCCTATTTAATTGTTCGAGTTTCTGTAGAAATTTATCAGGGTAGTATTCAAAATCATATTCGCCGTTGGCACAACTAAAACCAGGCAACACCAGTTTGCCCGGACAACTATCACAACTGTCACCACTACAATAATCGCAAAAGTAACAATCTGCGACCAAAGATACGCCGGGATCGTTCCTTCGTAACCATTGTTTTTTCAAATTCCTAATATGCAAATTCTTATTTTTCTTCCATTCTTTTACAATCCATCGCCACATTTTAAGACAGTTTTGCCACGTTTTTTCTAAAGTCATCTTCATACTATTCCTTTCAATTTGGCTTTATAAAGATGTTAGACCGACGATTACCTGTTATGGCAGTGGGTGAATACTCACCCTCTATGCAACTGCCATCTTTCCCACATATTTTAATCTTGATTTTACGACAATTTTTACAGGTCGCGGTCCTGAAAGATTTGGCCCAATTTTTTAGTCGGCGGATAGTCCCATCTGCGGGAGAGATACATCCTATAAATGTACCGCATAGACTATAGCAATCACCACACACTATACCGACAGAGCCATATAAGTGTTTTTTCATATCTTACCCCCAAGTCTAAGTTTTGATTTGATCGAACTGACAATACGTTTCGTGGCGGATGATTCGTGTTTATCCAAGACAGAATTTATGGTTTGCGGGAGATTAAAGTCGCCGCCGTTCACCGTCTTATATTCCTGCACCCCCGTAATAATCTCCACCAGGGCCTTGCGGCGGGCCAGGATACTAAATAGGGCTGCTGCGATTGAACCCATTAGGCCAAAAACCGCCATCCAAACCGCAAAACGGGCGACAGCCAGGGCCATAAAGAGGGACACAGACGCAGACGCAATAGACGCAATCCCCAGTTTGCTCGCCCCGTTTGTCAGCGCAAACACACCGGCTGCCATTCCGAGAATAGACGCGGTCACTAACCAGTTTGAGTTTTTTGCCGCTTTCCATAATTGCACTCCAGGTGACGGTGCGATTTCCGGTTTGGTTTCCGGTTTATGGATCCCGATGTCCTGTTGGAACCCCTGCCAAGTATGGCAACCGGCGACTGCAACCAACACGCACAGTAAAAGATAAATTGTTAATGTAAACCAAAGTAGCCGGTCTTTCATAATTTCTCCTTCACTTTTGATTTCAGGTATACGACAAAATCGTGGGCTGAACGTCTATGGCTTATGATAGTATCATAGGGCAAAATGGCAACTAAACCGCCGCTTTTGGGATCGTAGACATTGACAGCATTTTGTTCATAATTTGTCCAAACATCGTATGACTGGTTTTTGTATAGTTCATTTACTGTTAGACCAACAAGATCGACTACGTCTGCTAAAGTAGGTGGGTGAAACATCACGATCTCCCTAAATACTTGTCATAAACCCATTTTTGTAGTTTTATGTTTTCATAGGCATAGACTAAATCATTACCCATCCTGACTTTTATCTTCCTCACGCCCGGACACGCCTGAACTAACCACCTGCCAAATTGGTTTCGTACACCAGGTTTCCGTCCACTCTCGGCACACCATCGCTGCCACGTCTCGAAAACTACAGTCAAATCTACAGTGCTTCCTGGTTCCAGGACACAACATTCAGAGACAAATGCTGTAACGGGTGTGGTTATTTCAACCATTTGTGCCAGTTCTCTGGCGGATGATTCCGGCACCACGAACACTTTATTCTGCCGCAGGTCTTTGAGACCCTGAAGGGCGAAGTTGATAAGTTTGCCCTGACTTGCTTCCTTCCTGAGTCTGCCTTTCAGGCCAAAATCTTCGCGACCTATCCGGGAGATTGGAAAGTACAGGATATTCGTCCTGGCCGCGAGTGCCCTGGCGTGATCGGTGAAAGTGGGTAGATCGTTCATTGCCACCGTAAACCGGGTCGAAAGATGCACGGTGTATCCCACCTGATATTTCTGATTAATATGCACGGGATCGCCGCCAACAATTCGCAGGATAGTTTCCAGAGCCGCGTCAGCTTCAGTGGCCCTCGGTGTTTTGGCGTCTCCGAGTGTGGCGGATAATTTTCCGACCAAAGGTGCCCGGCCAAAGGAGGAGGCGAGCGTTTGGAAATCAGTAGAAACACACTGATCGTTTCCGAGCATACCCGACATTGCTTCAAGAACTGTACTCTTTCCTGAACGCGGATTGCCCGTAAATAACATCAATTTTTCGTGGGTATTATCAGGAATACATTGATAGCCAAACCACTGTTGCAGAAGCCTGATGCAATCTTCGTTTCCGTCAAAGGTTTCAACCAGGAAATCATACCATATATCCGACGTGGCTTCCGGGTCATAGTTGTACGGAAGTACGCCGAGGGAAAATAAGTTAGGGTCGGGGTTGTGGAACACTATATTGCCCTTGATGTACTCACATACATCGAGCAATCCGTTTTGAAAAGCAATGAGATCGCGGGGGTCAGGATGTTGTCCTTCATCCAACCAGACAGGTGGGTCTCGGTTAATAGGACACCAAGCAGATAGGGCGTCAAGGATGTCGCGGACTTTTTGGCCGGTGGGTCTATATGGTTTGATTTCCGGGCCTTTTGTTCCCTCAAATCTGAATTGTTTGCCGTCAAGGTAGCGATATAGTTCTCCTTTCAATACGTCCAGCCGGAGTGAACTGTATCTATTTTCTTTCCAAGTTACCCAGTCTCCTTTATAGTTCCGCAGGATGGGAACATCACCCAACATATAGTTGTCGTGAAGGAATCTTTCGCCGATCACAAGACCGGTATCATCCGGGAAAATGTTGGGGTCCGTAGAAGTATTCCGGTTCCCAACATCACCTACATATTCAATCAGTTGCTTTTGGGTCAGTCCATATCGCAACCATTCTCGTAAATCTTTAGTTCCTTCGGGCGGCATTATCCGGTAGATTTTATCGGACATCCCGGACAGAATGGCAAACGCCTTTTCCATTCCGGCCTTACCCGCACCGGCATCGTTCTCACCTATGATCCATATTTCCTTGCCAGACAGAGGCATCTTGCCCAACATCGACAAGCCGCCCTCCGCAGACGGCCTGCCGATTGCAATGAAACCCAGGTCCATAGCCGCCGCAACATCTGTCGCACCTTCCACAACAATAATAGGTAGGTCCGTTTCGGGAAGGACAGTCTGGGTAGCTTGTACGCGATTTCGCTTCGGGTCGATAATATGAAGAAATCCGCTTCCGGGAATCTCCGCCGTAGACTTCTCAGATATGCGGCTGCATAGACACGCTGATGGGTTTCCGGGGTTATCATCTGAAACAAGACACCAATCTGGTTTTCCACAGACGGGACAAACGACTCCGGCATCTGCGATTCTAACCCACTTTGCTTTTCCTGTGACATACCTGTCCCTTTCGCTAAGTGACCCGGCGTTAAACTGATAGACCAGTCCTCTTTTGGAACCCGACTCCATAAACTTCTTGCCGTCAGGAAATCGCCAGAGAATACCGGTTATGTCGCCCTTTTCATTTCGTTCTGGGAATGTCCACGCTTGCTTGCCGGGGTAGAACCCCACGCCCAATTTGTTCAGGGATTCTACCGAGACGCCAAGATCGCCGGACAGATCGTCCAACATCGTGGGCCAGACGTTGTTCCGATAAATTTCGGACAGTTCGTTAAGATTGAGCATCAGGAGTCCCTAACAAACCTACGAATTTCTTCTTTGGCCATATCGAAGTATTCGTCAAACATTGCCCGGAATTCATTTTTTTCGACTATTTGTCGTCTTATGACATTAGAGAAACCCAGACCCCTCACTTCAATCTCAAACTCAAATTCGCCCTGCATTGGCACATCTGTCGGCCTTATTTCAACTTTCAAATATCTTATTTCTTTATATCCTGACATTTTTTCCTTTCAAAATCCCTAAAAACCCGGCGGGCAGGATTTGAACCCGCGATTGGGCTGTTAAGCCTCCGCCATCCGTTTCCACTAACGTCTTAATAGATGGGGTGATGGCCGTTGATGTCCTTAATCTATGCGTCCATAGCAATCACAACGACATTCCGCCGGGTTTTATTTTAGAATATCCCCACTTCATCCAGGACTTTTTCCTTGATCGCGTGCCACTGGTCTGAGGTTATTTCATCGTAGGACGCGTTAGCACCGGCGATTTCAGCTATGGCATTGGTCCAGGATGTTCTAAGTTGCTCGTCGGTCTGATTAGGGTCACGGAGTTCTACTATCGCCTCCCAAGCTAACTGTTTCGTACAGTCAGACTTGACCTGGCCCGGAACCGGCTGGCGAACAGGCGGAGCAAGGACAGGCGGTTTCTTCACAGCATTTTTTAAGACTTCTGAAGTTGCCGCTGATTTCATAGCCGCTTTTTTCGCCTCGGCCTTGAGCCGGGCAGACTTTGCTGCCATCTTAGCTTTCTTCTGTTCGGGCGTGTCTGGTGGAGTTTCCTCAGCCTGTTGTTCGGCTATGGGTAGGTCTTCAGCGATTTCATCTTCGTTGGGCAAAAGGTTCGGTACCGCCTTACTCGGCATTTTCGGCAGGGCTTTCTTGGCCGAAACCGCTTTCGGGGCTGGTTTAATCAGCCCGGCAAACTCAGCGTCAAGAGTTTTCAGTTCTTCAACATTTAATTTTTTCAACTGACGATTGGGTTCGGCGTCATAAACATCGAGCCAATTTACCTGATACGGGACTTTGGCACCTTCGTAGGTATTTTCCTCAACCCGCACTTGGAACTTGAGGTCTGTATAGTCGCCACCCGCCAGGGTTGCAAACGACCGGCCATCCCAATTAAACACCTTCATTACCTGTTGGTGATTCAAAGTTGGAGCCAGTTTATCTGTACCTTTAGTCTTGCCATACAGAATCCAATAGGCTGTAATTTCCATCTGGAATTCGCTAAAATCAATCCATTCTGCTTCTTCCTGGTCGTACCATTCTGTAAAATATAATCGTGCGACTAATTGGGGAAAACCTCCGGTTGATTTATTGACCGACCATTCGGTTGCCTGACATCTAAAACTACCTGTTCTATCTACTTGCATAGTTCATCCTTTCTGAAAGATATACTCAATTCTATCGGTCCCAGATAAAAATTTACAACCATACAGTTTACAAGAATGTGTGAAAAGGGCCACCAATTAAAACCTATTCTCCAACTGGTAAAATCGAGTGTAGCCCCAAAAATTACACCGTACCATTCTGAAAACCAGTGTCGCTTTCGCATCACTCGCTCCTTTCCCACGCACGGTCGAATACGAACTGCCAGATGGAATCATCGGTCGGGTCGGCAAACGAAACAACCGGGAACTCGGCTGGTATGGTCCGCGACTTGGCCGTGAAATGGACCTGTGGGTGGACAAAAATCACCCGTTCACCGCTCGACGACGCCTTTTTCTTGGACGTAGTAATGTCCCCGTATCCTATCTTAAATACGTGGTCGCACCATTCTACGAATAGTCCAATTACCGAGGGAGTCTTGCCGTGCTGGGGCTGCAACTTGGGGGCGTCACGCAAGAAATCCTCGCCGCCTGGATTTGGTACGGATTCAGTAGTGGATTGGCAGAGCAGGACCACGTTCTTACCCATACGAATCAGGGTATCCAAATCGGGTAAAAACAGCCGCATCGTGTCGTAAGTGTGACGGTATCCCTTACCCCAACCATAGCTCTCAATGTTAGAGACTTTTGTGCCCTTGTCGCTGAACACATTATTAAGAGTCCACTTTAGAGCCAGGTCTTCGTCAACCCGTGTGAGAGTGTCGACCACCAAAGAATTATAGTTAGTGTATAGATCCGTTTGACGTAGGGCGTCCCGCAGATCGTCAAGGGTTTCCACGCCCGGAATATGTTCCAGGATTTTGCCCTGGATTTTTCTGCCGCCATCATCCAGGCCGATGAAAATTGGTTTGGATAACAAAGACGCGAGGGTAGTTTTGCCCATCCCGGATTCGCCATATATGATAATCTTTTCGCCCTCGTGTTCTCCGGTCCATTTAGCTGAAGTAAAAGTCTTGACCTGTCTTACTGGCTTAGCGGGTGACGGGACTTTAGCTTGCGGTTTCTTAGGCGGCTCCCTAAATGGTTTGCCAACAGGACTGCCGGGCAATAATGGGTTTCTTTCGGGTGGTGATAGGGTCATTGGTTCTCCTCAGTTCTAATCTTAAACCCGTCGGGTACGTTATCTTTTCCCAACACGATTCCATTGTAGCAAAATGGCATATAGTCACAGCGAAATCTGGCTTCGCACTGTTGTTCGTTATGGTAGGGACACCCGGCCTTTTTTATGCCCTGCATCGCACGGTAAATATGCAAGAGTTCCCATTCAAATTGTTGCATTTCCTTGTCCGTGCGGACGATTTGTTTACACGCAAAATAGAACTCCGGGCGTTCCGTGATGTCCTGAAGCAACCTGGCCCCGAACATTTCAGGGGTCTCCTTAATAGCAAAAGTTCCTTCTTTAGCACCGGGTTCGATCTCAGCTTTAACACCGTTGACAAGAAGGTTTATTAGGTTTTTTCCCTCCCAATGAAGGGCAAGGCTAAATTCTTGCCCCGCATAAATACCCTTTACTTCATCAGTAACTTCACACTCTACGAACTTCTTACTGTCGGATTGTGACAGTTTCTTCGGACTGATTCCCGGTTTGTGCCAGACATCATAGAGAATGGTAGAGATGGATTTCTTGCTATCAATTTCACCGTTCTCCTGCATCTTTCGTGCTGCGTAGAGGTACATCGTAGTCTGGGTGTCAAGATTCAGATGGCCCCAATAAGTTGAATCCTGGTCAATCCCCTTGCTGGTCGATTTATGTTCCTTTATGGCCAGATCGCCATTAGGCAGGACCACTATTTTATCTATCTTACCCTTCAGTTTTACATTCGGCAGGGCACGGCAGGATGCAGGGTTCACCAGGGGTAGTTCAAATTCCAGTTCCTCGCAAATAACCTGTTCCGGTTGCTGATCTGAATATAACCACCTGTACCCAATCAGACTGTAGAGCAGAGTTATTCTTTCAATCTCGGCGTCCTCTACCGATACGGACACAGGGATATTCTTATAGGCCCGGTCGAGTTCTCGGATCACCGCGTCCATAATATCGTCAGGCAGGAATCCGGTCCCGGCACAGAGGGGACAATCAAAACTTATACCGTATGAAATATGTCTATCACGATAGGGACATTCACTGCCCGGTTTCATACTGGCAATTTCAAGGATTTTGTGCCAGTTGGTCCCGACACGCTGTGCGTCAGTATCTTCTACCCGTCTGATCCCTAAAACATAAGCGTTATACCATCGTGTCGGGCACGCCTTAAATGCTGCTATTGATGATGCTGATAAGTTAATCATTTTATCCCCACAAGTAAATTATACCGTTTGCCAGTCCGAACAATATACCAATCAAGCCTTCTTTTGGCCTGCCCGATCTGAAAGCCGCAAAACCCACCAAAAATTGTGCGAGCATACACAGTATTCCACCGGCTTTATACAAATTAGTCATTTAAGTAATTTTCCATTTTGTATTCCAGTTCTTCTGCCCCGTGTACGATTATGTAGATAGCATTATTCCGCTCGATTTTTGTCGCCCGTTTTTGTTGGGACACGCTCCACCGGCCACCTTTTCCGGCTTTACATTCGACTTCCAGGTGCCTGCCGTTTGGGAGGATGGCAATAATATCCCCGGCTCCCTCGATTCCATACTTTCGGAATCCCGCGTCACTTAGAATCCCGGCCCCCACGTTCATTCGGTCGGCCACAATACCACGATGCCGGAGCCATTCAATACAGTCTTTTAGGACTTCGGCCTCTAATTTTTCTTCAACTGTCACAGTAGGTCTGGTTGTGATCGAACCGTCTTTATTGGTCTCACGTTTGGGTTTTTCCCCGGCGATTACACACCTAAAAGCGGCGTGATAGTCAGCAAATTTTTGGGCTTTGGTTGAGCGTTTCATTTTCTGTACCTTTCACTCAGACATCCCTCTGCTGCTAAAGGCAATCCCTCGGCCCAATCGGGACCGGTTGACATTATAGCAATCATTTGTTCTAATCGTAGTTTGGCCTCGTATTCCGGCACACAGGCCACCAATTCATCGTGTGAATGGTGGACAATATGGATTCCTTGTTTTTCACATTCCAGAAGCCAATATCCCAACAGGTCACGGGACAAACTCTGGATGATATTTTCCGTGATACTGCCACCCCACCAAGCAGAGTAATGATCCTTGATCTTGCCCTTACTGTCCAGGTGGGCGTGACGATAGAACATTTTCCGGCCCGATGGTAGGGTCATTGCCAGGGTAGATTTCTGCATTGCGAATTGCAGCATCACTCGATCATTCAGTTTGTACTCGGTTGTTTCGTTGGGGTATTTGACAGGAAAACGGAAACATTTTTCAATAGTGGACCAAAACTCTGGAATCTTGAAGTACGTACTCCGGTAAGTTTTAATGAGTCGGTCAATGAAATCCCAATCATATTGCCCGGAATCAAATAGTGGACGAAGGGTGTCATTTTCTCGGCATCGACTATAAAATTTATTGGTCCCCATTCCATAGCCGCAATTTGACACAATCATACACCCGCACTGGAATCGCTTATAAGACCCCGAATATAGGATGTCTGCTGTTTCTAAGGTTTTCAATCCTGGTAACGAATCGGAGATTACCAGGTTCATAGTTTCCGTCATTGTTGATTCGGTCGATTTCAAGATTTGGGTTATTCCATCCTGGTAGTGTGGCCAAGTATTCAAGAAAAGCAACTCTGTCTGCAACCCATTCAGGCCAAACTCTAATACCTCGCTTGCCATAATCTTTGTGTGGTCTCGTTTCGCACCGACTAACAATCGCACAAATTCTGTCAAGAAGTCTTGAACGATGCGGGTTTCTAACAAATGTTCTATAGCCCTGAGTTTCCCCGGATGCTTTTTTAGCACAGACATTACAGTGTGTAGATTTCCCGGCAACCAAATTGTCTCTTGTTGGAACAGAGACGCCACCGCAAGAGCAACGACATTGGACGGACTCGATCCCGCCACATTGTCCGTATTTAACGGCAATAACTGTAAGTTCCCCGAATCTGTCTCCCACTTTCGGTTGTTTGTGCTTAGTTCTGCTGCTGTAGTCCAGCCGTCCGAGGTTAAGATTTCGTGTTCTGGCGTCAACCAAATCCCCGCCACATTTATACATTGCTTTTCTCCCTGATAAATTACGCCTCTGTGGGCAACCCATTTTATCCCGTCCCACAATCTATCAACGGGTGATACATCCTGTATTGGTTTCCACCCGTTATCTGTTAAAACGGGTGTATCGAAGGCAATACAGCCGAGAATAGCATCTTTGCCAAATCCCCGTCTAATTCCGGCGATTTTGGCTTCTGGTGAGTCATCATCATTCGCAGGTTTCCAAACTCTTTCACCAAAAAGTTTAGAGGCAAACTCAGAGTAAATATCTTCTCCATCTGCAAACCCTTTCGTTAGATCATCCTGGCCTGTCAACCAGGCCAGGGCACGGGCTTCAATCTGGGCAGAATCTACGATGGCAAGGGTGTAATTCGGGGGGGCCATAAGGCAACCTCGCACCATACCTATAAGTGGATGTATGGGTGTGCCCCGACCCTTGCCACCGAGATTTTGCAAATTGATTCCCTCACTACCTGACCAGCGACCCGTATGCCCACCATAATACTTGAGAGGAACCCGAACTTTGTTGTCGGAACAATGGGCCTGGTTGATAATACTCTGGACCCTTTTCGCGTGGGAGGGCCAGGATGTTATGTCCAATCGGGCCTGGACCAAATCACGCACCTTTTTCTTGGTGTGAGTAAGTAGCTCCTTGCAGGCTTCGTCATTTTTCGCAAGAGCAGGAATCATTCCCTTCTTGCCGATTTTCTGGGGAAGGATGTCTTCGCCCAACACTCTCTGCAACATCAGGGGGAATTCTGTCCGGCCTCGGAGAGTTTTTCTGATTTCCTCTGTCGCTGTATCTGGTGGCCAGTATATTTTCACCCGGTCGATAGTGGCATCGACCTCGGCAATCATCTTGGTTTCGAGTTCCTCGGCTAATGGAAGGTCAAGATTCAGTGTTGGTTTTAGATACAGGTTTAGGGTGTGCTGAGCCAGGTCAAGTTCAAATTTGGGATTATCTATGATGGGTAGTAATCTTTGGAACAGATCGGTTTCCAGGGCAACGTCCTGTAGGCAGTATTCCTTCATTGCCTCGTGGTCCATTTCGGCCCAATGCTGCCCTTTGAATTGATTTGTGTCACCCTTCGCCGTTAGGCCGAATAGGGGGGCTACATCCTTGAGTTTGTGGGACATCCGGGCGTCGAAATACCGGGTTAAGTCCAGAATGTCGATGGTGTAAGGCGGGTAGATCTCGAAATGACGGGCCAGAATGGTCGGGTCAAACGGGCCATACGATACTACGGTACAGTTCTGATATGCTTTACCCAGATACTTCCTCAGACCCTCTACTACGCGGGGAACATTTGAACCACCACAAAATCGTGGTTCACTACCAAGTCGGGGGACATTAAATCCCTGGATTCCCAGACCTATGAACTCGAACCGGGGGTCGGTAATATACTCGATTGTCGAGAGGGCCTTCTTATCTTTTCCCAGGTGATAATCGGCGTCGAAATAGGTCTCGAAATCGAGTAGTAGAACCTCGGTCGGAAAACCAGCAGATTGTAGGGTTTCAGTCCAGGTCATTCCAGCCAATATCCTTTCACAAGATCGCCGTGTACGGTTAGGGTGTCGTAGTTGTTACAAACGAATAGCAGACAGTCAATAATGCTTTCACAACCTGTGACCAGATGGGTATCTTCGGTCGCAATAAACGTCCAGTATTCCTGGATAAGCCGGGACACCAACGCGAATACACAATGTATCTTGGTCGCGGAATAGGCACTCGTCGGGTAGTTGGGCTTGTCAACATACGGTAATCTGGCAATATCGTATAGCGGTGTAGGTTCAATTACATCAATAAATTTTTCAATAACAACCCTGTCTTTCGGATTTTTAGCCAGGGTCATCGCCGCCAAAATCGCCCGGCGGATTTCCTGTTTCAGCCGTTTTCGTTCTTGCCAGAATAGAATTTTTTCTTTGCCGGGGAAATTGATCATTCGACATCCTTATAGAAATGACGACCCATCAGTTTATTGACCTTACGCTTCATATCCTTACGAGTATCAGTACAGTGCGGACAATCACACCACTGCCAGGGTAATTCTCGTGGGTCGCTGTTACAGTATGACCGTCGTGTGACTAACTCGGCGTTCAGGCGTCCGGCCTCGGAAAAGGGTTTCTGGTATTCGTGGGTCATCTCTTATCCCAATACTTTTCACCTTCACCCATCGGCATTATTTCCAGATAGGGCATACCATTCAGGACTACTGCGGCGGAAATAACAGACCGCGTTTTGTTGAATTGGTTGTACTGAAACGCCAATTCCCTGTCGTTAATCCCACAGCCAACATCCATTCCGAATAACCGAGCGTGGGGGTTCACCAGCCATTTAATCCCCGCCGCCGAATGATTGTGGCCAATCACTACGGACATTGCCATCTTCCGCATTGCAGTATAGGCGGGGTGTAAAGCCCCGGTACTCATTCCGTGATAATAGAATACATTATCTATTGTATGTTCCCACTGCCAATCCCATCCGGGCGTGTCCCACAATTCACGATAGGATTTTAGTAGCTGGCTCGGAATGTTCACTGAACCCGCAACACGGATAATTCGAGCATCGTGGTTTCCGATACAAATTTTGGCTTTCGGGAATGTTCCGTGCCATTCCTTTACAGCTTCACAAGTCCGTTCATACTCCTCTTTAGCATTGGGCATTTCTGGATTTTTGATATGAAAACTGATGGCGGAACAATCCACCACGTCTCCAATATGCAAAACAGAATCGCACTTGTATTCTTTACGAAGGTCTTTACAAAATTGTAAATAACCCTTTCGCACGTATGGTAGATGAGTATCGCCAATCACTAAAGGTCGTGACATATTATTCCTTTTCTTTCGTTTCCCTGTGTACTATTTTTACCCCGCAATATGGGCAATAGACCATTCGATTTTCTGTGGGAGTCCCTTCAGTCAATGTAAAGGCATTGTTGCAGGATGTTCGCCAAAAATCGGACTCTTCATCGTTAATCCATTTACAGCTTTTCTTTGCCATTTCATTCTCCTTTCAAGAACACCCCGGCGGGCAGGAGTCCCGACCTCGCTTCCTGCTGACCACTAAATCTGACACAGGTTCTTGGTAGTGTTGCCAATGCCAGATTCTTATTTCGCATCAGTGCTACCACACCGCCGCCGGGTTATTTGGAGTCATTTTCCGACAAAACACACTTCTGTAAGTAGAATACCAATATCTACTAACTGATACCGGCCACATTCTTCACTGCCTATATCGCCAGAAGATGCCTTTTGGGGCGTTATATCGGCAATCAGGCACGTCTCGTCACCATCTTGCTCGACTCTGACATAAATCACCTTTGGTAATTGGTTCTTTGCCATCTTTTATTCTCCTTTCTCAAAAATACCCCGGCGGGCAGGACTCCTACGGCGGGTTCCGCCCGTTTTTCAGAGCGGCAATAGGCAAGGCTGTTCATTTGGCGTATTCTTGTGCGTCCACAAAACCGTTTCAAATATCCCTACACGCTACTCCGAATACTGTCGGAACCCCCGTAGTAATCCTGACGTTCTTCACGCCGCCGCCGGGGGCTATTCATTTGGAAAATTTACTTCAATAAAACGGGCCAACACTTCCATCCGCCGTGCATCAGCTTCCGTTAGAATACGGTGAGGGATATTATGTGTCTCGGCAAACTCTATTTCTTTGGACATTCCGCTCGACACCAAACCCCCCGGTGCATAGACCAACAAAAAATCCCGCTTTGCCAGGGCTTCGCAATCAGCCTCAAGAAGCTGGTTAATTGTAATGTCGCCCTTTTGATAAAGGATAGCCAGAACTTCGTCGTGTTCCGCCGGTACGTAAAGGTCGAGGTTGGGAAAAAATAACCGTATTGTGTCGGCAAATCGTATCGCTGCCTGATTGTTGGCAGCCATATCCTCTGGAGTCGCGTCCTCACCTTTCGGGCCGCGAATCGGGTGTGAAAGATACGCTCTAAGCATTTTCAAGTTTCCAATTTTTATGATTTGGATAGGGTCCACAATCAGAACACGGAACATCATTGGGGCATATTGCAATGTGTTTGCAATTACGGCAGCGTCGGTCTTCCATCGGGACTTGATTTTCGTCGCCACACAGAAAGGATTGGTATTCGTTGCTACATACAGATATAGTTCCATATTTCGGAAGATCGTTTAGGTTGGCGGGCAACACACCATCCGCTATCATTTTTCGATAATGAGCAAGAGCGTGCCACCAAAATCCAACGGCGGACAGGTGGTCTTCGTCCGTTAGGCCCATCTGAAATTTGGCCGTGTGGCGAAGAAGTTTCCCGATACATACACTGAATGGGATTCCCTTTTCCCAATTCCGAGGGGCATATTTCTCCGCTCCCTTGCCGAGCCAGGTGGCCAAATCATACAAGGAAAATGGCGATAGTAGCTCAAATGCGGCCTGGGAATGTCCTGGGTCACTCAAAGCACCTGTTGCCGATTCCATACGCTGTCCTGTATCGTTCATCTCGACCATAATTCTCCTCAAAAAAGCCGACCCCTGAACCCATTGCTTTACTTCCGGTTGTTGCAATAGCTGAATGGCGGGGTCGGCTTGACTAAAATTTTTCCTTCACAAATTCGTCCATACTTGGGTCATACCGGGCCATCTTACCTCTGGGGATAAAGGATAACTCAGCGAATAGTTGCGGGGCTTTTTGCCTGACAGACCTCAATAACTGCTGAATTCTACGAACAGTTATTCCCATTTTCTTTGCCGCCCTTTCGACAGATAAATCCTTAAAATCACAAGATACGAGTCGATATGCCTGTTCTTCTTGTTCTGTAATCCGGCATTTCATATACGCCTCCATAATACCTGTCAAAATCCCGAAAAACGAAGGGTTTCAACAAGATTTTTTCTAATTTTTCCAAATTTTCTTTTCAAGACCACGCTCGCGGGTCGCCGTATTTCCGTTCCATTCCCTGATACGTCGCCTGGATTCGTTCCAGCGTTCCCCTGGCAATCACCAGGGCCAAACGAAGGCCGTGCGTAGCAATCAGCCGGTTGGATTCTTTCTCGACGGCCCTGGTGACGGTATCGGCTTCTTTCTTACTGAACCTTATTCGTTTTCCTTCTGGCACTATTACGTTTCCTTATATTAAACAACCTTGATACACCCGCCCACCAGGGCCATCCATTTCGCACAGCCCAACCTAAAGGTTCTTCCCTGGGGATTAGTTCTCCGTATGCGTCCTTAGTAAATTTTCTGGGGTCGTAATCAATTCTGTTCATCTTCATCTTCTCCTGTCTCAAGAATATACCAACCTAATATCCCAAAAGCTTCTTCGGCGGCATCGTCGTAAAGTGTACTATCTAATTCAATACGGTCATTCCCATCGGCGTTATTTACTAATTCATATTTACTCACAGGTCTGCCCTTTCAATTCAGACAACATTCAATATATTCGTCACCGAGGTCGTCTGTATGTATGTCGCGGGAATCATTTGCATAACCGGTGATGTCATAATCCCGTAAAAGAATCTCGACATTTTCCGGGCAGTCCACTATGCCCACCATCCCGGACTTAACCATTAGTATAATCTTCATTTTTTACCTCCTCGATAATCCAGTTATTTGAGTCCAAGTCGGGGTCGAAATCAGAGTCCCATTCTATCTCAAGGTTGAAGTTTTCCTTCGCTTCCTGCTCTGTGTAGCCCTCTGCAAAGAAAGCGGCATACCCCATAACAGGAATGAACAATCTGTATCTTTTAAGTTTCATTTTTTACCTCACCAATTCGGTTCGCTATTTTCGTTGGGTTCGTATTGGGGATAACCTTCACCCCAATACGCACAAGGGGGTTGTGGCAGTGGTTCGGTTAATAGACATACCGGCCCGGCACATTCGCCCGTACCGTCCGAATCATAGTGCCGACATCCCCTGCACCAAACTTCTGCTGCTGTTTTCATTTGTACCTCGATTCAAAACAGTCATATTGTCGTTTCCCGGTAACGTCACCCGGACAACCTATTGTTCCATTTTTTATACAGACCTGACAATTTCCTTCGTTTTCCAAATAGGCGATTTCACTTTCGGCACACCCTTCGTGCATTACACCATTTAATTCATCTGCCCAGACACAATCGTATTCGTCTGGCCCATACAGCTCATCGCTGCAACCAAACGGCTCATCACAGATAGCACAGACAACCTCACTATATTCAAGATATTCCACCACATTATCCGGTAATTTGTGTATCATTTTAATCCTCACTTTCAAAATACAAGCTGTTTTCCATCCCAGGGACAATCAGGACATTCTCTGGCGTGCAAGGCTTCGATTTCCGGCAGACTGTCCTCTATTGCCTTACGGTAGGCAGCATACGTCTCATCATAGGCAGCATACGCCTTATCGCAGGCAGCACACGTCTTACGGTAGGCAGCACACGTCTCAACGACTACAGCATACGCCTTATCGCAGGCAGCACACGCCTCGATAACAGTTTTCGGCAGCTTTCCCTTTACTGGCTGAAACAGCCGCAGACGAGTTTCGATTTCGTTTGCCGGTTTGTGGTTCTTGATATACGCTACCCGT